ATCACGAGCACCCGGCAAAAATCCAAAAGCTTCGTCTAAACCTCTTTCTTGTCTGCCAAAAAGCCTGCCAGCTTCTGTAAGATAGGGTTGGTATTCACCAAGTCTACCTGCTTGTTGTCGAGCTTGAATTTGTAATGGAGTAAGGCCAGCAGTTTGCTCAATCGGAATATCTCTAGGTCTAGATATAAGACCTTCGTATTCACCTGGCGAGCCAAAGTAAGATGATAGTAATCTTCGTGAATAGTCTTCTGCGTATGGTTGAACAAAAGAATAACCGGTCTGAGGCGCAGTGATAACCTGTGCTTCTGGACCCATTTTTGTTTTACTACTTAGACACATCTTTTATTTATTTCCTATAATACATACCACCTATTTGGTGAAAGCCTTTCTTATCAAAAAGTTTCTTAGCTCTTTCTACACCCTCTAGATTAAAAATGCCAAGAATTAAAGGCTTGTCTTGTTCTTTAGCATAATCTATTACTGCATCTATTAAAAGATGTGACGGTGGGATCTGGTTTTTTAAATTTCTGTATTCAGGTAAAACATAAAACCATCCATCGCCTATGTATTGTTCTGCTGACCACCAATAGTCATCGGGACCTGCAGCAATACTACCAATGATTGTATCACCATCTAATACATTATACACAACTCCTTCAAACAGGAAATGATTTATGTGTGAGGATGCTCGGCCCCACTCTATTGGTGGAGATCCTTCGCCTGACAGAGAATGTTCTGCCCAAAAGTTTTTTGATAGAAAGTCAGCTATAAGTTTACCGTTTTCAGCAACGGGTTCTAGCCTTTCTAAGGTTAGATTCATACAAGTTTTTTAGCTATTTCTTCTCCAAACTTTTGCATCTTGTACATTTCACGAGCGCCAAATAATCTTTGCTCGTATTCATCGTTAGGATTAGCTCCTGCTGCAATACCCATGCCTCTAACAGCTGCTGAGTTAGTTACAAACTCACCATCACTTAGCATGGCTGGTATCTTATCGCCTCTTTCACCACCAGGACCTGTAACTAGTTCGTCTCTTTCAGGAAAGTCTTCAACATCTGCTTCAACATAAGTTCCATCTTTGGCATATAACTGACTGGCTATACGTCTAGGCTGCATGTCATCTATAAAGGTAGCTTCTTTTGGGGGTGCTACCAATGGAGAAAAAGGTACGCCTTTGGCTTGTGCATAAATTTTAGATACTTCACTAGGATAAAATCTATATGCATCTGGTGTTTTGTCTTGAGCGTCAATACTGATTGGAGCGCCAGGAGTTGTATCTCTGTAACCCATTGATCTAGCGTAAGGCCCTATGCCTTCTGAAGGTGCACCATAAGCTCTAGCAAGAGCATTGGCCATAGCTTCTTCACTATCTTCTTCACCAAGATCATCAACATCCATTCCTAAAATATCTTCGTAATATCTTCTAATGTAATCTTGATCTATGTTAAATCCACCAGCAGGGCCGCCAAATTGAAACCTTGCTATGCCGCCATACATATAACCCGGAACATCGTAACCAAATCTATTTTCTACTAAAGATGGTTCTTTTTTTGCTAGTGCTTTTATTCCTTTATTTGCTGTTTCTAGATTTTTCATTGTTTATTGATTTTAATTACTAAAACTTCTATGTGCTTAATTTATCATAAAGTTAAGGTGATATCACCATTTGTTTTAATACTAACAGCTCCTAGTTCTGCGCTAGCTTCAAACCCATGAGGGTCTACAGGCGTGTGTAGGTCTATCCATCTGTTGCCAACATAAACCTGAAGTACACCAATAGATGTATTCCAAATAACATCTCCAGCGTTAAAAGCAAGAGTATTTATTTCACTATCGTTAAACTGTGGTGTTGAATTTGGATCAAACTTTCCTAGATTAATTTCTAGTATTCTAACTAATCTATTGAATAAACTTGCATCAACTTCGTTTAACGCTAATGGTAACCTGCTATCAAGAAGCTTTGCCATTATCTTCTGCCATCAGTTCTTATATCAAATCTATTGGCTCCTAGTCTCCACTTAAATCCAGTTCTTACTCCTGTATCTGCATCATCATCAGACTGGACTCTAAATACTAATTGACGAGCTCTTGTTCTTACAAAATTTTGTGTGGTAGAACTCGTAACATCACTGGTTGAATTCGTTGTTAAACTTTCGCCCGGATAATTTCTTGATTTTAAAACATAGTTTATTTGGCCACTTGTAGGAGTAGAGCCAAAAAACTTAACGTCAGGAATAATTCTACTAACAAAACCAAATTGTTCGCCTTCATCAATATCAATATCACCAGACTCAATAAAGACATTGTCCATTGGTACACCGTCTGCATCTGAGCCAGTCTCGTGGTTGTATAAGATACTGCTGTTTGCTGATCCTTCTGTTGCTAATGGATTTTCAAAGATCCCTTCGTCTAACCAAGCTGTTCTTGACAACTCTCCTATGCTCCAAACGTTTTCTAAATAATTGTATGTAATATATCTATCTATATCGTCACTGCTTCCAGAACAATAGAACCATCCTATTTCATTAAATTCTTTATTGCTGAAAGCAAATATTTTAAAAGATTGAGTTACGTTTAAATCATCTAAGACATAGTTAAGCACACTACAATTAACTCTTTGAACAGCTCCTGCGTATTTATAAAAGCCATCACGAGCCATCCAGTAAACACCATCTGGTGCATTAACAGCAGCATTAGGTGACATCATGCCTACATTCTCATTGATTAAGTTAACGCCAAATGTAAATGGAGCACCAATAAATTGCATGGAGTATAAAGAAGTATCTGTCCAAATAAGTATTTCTTGTCTTGCTCTTAGGCCGCCAACTATCTGTGAGCCTGAAGACAGTCTTATATCTCCAGCTGTATTGGTGGCTGTAGGATTCCATTCTGTTAAACTTTCTTGACTACTAAAAGCTATAAGCAAAGGATCTATGTTTCCTGTTCTTGCGCTTCCTACGATAGGATCTGCGCCTAAAACAATAACATGCCGATCAATATCACTAACAATTGTTTGCAAGCCTTTGGTTGGAGCAAGATTAGCTCCTGACAAAGATGTAATATTTACTGCTCTGGCTGATGTTCCGCTTGATGTGTCCCAGTAAAAAACACCACCAGCTCTAGGATTGATAACTAAATCTTCACCAAATGCATCATGCGACCACAATCTTAATTGATTGGCAAAGCTTGCCGCTGCAGCAGAACCCCATGTGCTAGAGCCCCATGTGCTTACACCCCAACCAGTTGATGGCACATAAACATTAAGGCCAGTATTGATTTGATACTTGCCTACAACTGAGCTACCGCCATTGCCACTATCAGATGCATTGGCTGTAACTGTAACTCCACTGGTGTTTTTTGCAGTTATCGTATAAGTGTTAGCATTTGTTATAGCATCTATTTGATACTCTTGATTGAGAACATTTGAATTAACATTGCCACCTAAACTAGAAGCACCACTAAAGGTTACGAAATCATTTGCTACTGCGCCATGAGCTGTATCGGTAACTGTAACGGTTGAAGATCCATTGGTTGCTGCAAAGGTTACATCGCCGGCTGCTGTTGTAGATCGAAGTGGGGTGACATCATTAAAGTTAGCACCCTCTTTGACATAATATTTTAAGTTAGTTCCCATGCCTAAAAACTTAGTGGATGATAAAGACACCCAACCAAGCATAGCTCGACATGCTCCTAAAAAAGTATTAAGACTATTTTTAGTCCAACCACCTATCTTTTCTGGTAAACCTTTTCTAAACCTAACTAAATTACCATCAGCCCAGCCGCCTTTGTCCATAAGGTCAGTCATCTCTTTGTTGATACCGGGTTGAAATGTAAGTTTTGTTAAGGGCATTTTATATATGATCCCAAGGCTCGCCTTCAAACATTAAACCTTCTGCTTCTCTTCTTCTTGTAAGACCAGCTAAAACTTTGCCGCTTGCTTTATTCCATCTCTTCATTTGCGCAGGCACTTCATCGTATTTACCTTCGTTTAAAACTCTAAGCATTGAACTGCTTTTAAGATTGTTTGGCCCTAAGTTATACACCCAAGAAACCAAAGCATCAAACTGACATTGGTTTAGAGGAACTGTTACCAGGCTGTTAACATAATGCTCATACTCATCTTCTAGCTCGCGCCATAACATAAACTCTGATTTTTCTTCAGTCCATTTATCGCCTTCTTGCACATCTTTGGTATGACCATAGCCTATAGTCCATACTCCTGCTGCGCATTTGTAGGCTTCTAATTCGCAACCTTCAAATTTTTTTATAATGTTAAATCCGTCATCTGAAATATTCATATTATTCTCCCCATGTTCCGTCATCTCTGACTTTTGCTTTTTTGGTTCCACCCCAGTATTCAACTGCGTGTCCTTCTTTAATAAGAATTTGGCAAACATCTTTACCATCTTCTGTAAAAGGGATTGCAAGTATTCTGCCATATTTACCTTTACCTAGCGATTGTATTAAGAATGAGCCTACGCATAATTCTGATAATCTTGTTGACGCTTTTTTGCCGAGTGCTTTTTCTGCTAAGTTTCGGGTCCTTGACTCAGGTGTGTCTATGCCTGCCAACCTGCAGCGTTGTTTATGCAAACGAACATCAAATCCTAAGTCAAGGGTAACATCAATGGTATCGCCATCAACCACTCTTTCAATGGTTGCTTTGTATACATATGGTTCTGGTTTTTTACTCATTATCTTTAGTTGTTACTTTTCTATAATATACGACAACGTCTTTTAATTCAGTAATATAGCGTTTAATTTCTTGCATGTTATAAGACATAACTTCGTAATCAGGTATGGTCATAGC